CCCAGGTAACCATCTCGTGCCCACGTTGGCACGACGTCAACCGGATGAGTCAAGATGACTGTCATGACTGGTGCCTTGCTGGTATACCTATAAATGGTAGGCTAGCACGCATGGCCTCCACCGGTGAAACCCTCGTCGTCGCGCGAGATCTCGTGCGCGTCAGCCGTGACCGCTCCGGCCGCGAGAAATCGCCGGATGACCAGCATGCGGACCACGAGCGCTCGGCCGTGCGGATGGGCTGGGACCTGCGTGGACCCTCGTACCGGGATATCGGCTCGGCGTCCGAATTCGCCACCAAGGCTCGAGTCAACTTCGAGCGGCTGATCGACGACCTCGAGCGCGACAAGTTCGGTGCGTCGGTGCTGATGATGTGGGAGAACTCTCGCGGGTCCCGCCGTGAAAGCGAGTGGCTTCGGCTGATCGAGCTGGCTGTGGAACGCAAGGTCAAGTTTTGGATCGATGTCCGCGGCCGACTTATGGACCCCGCCGACCCGCACGACCGGCGAGACCTCGTGCACGCCGCGGCCGACGCAGCGTTCGAATCGGGGCTGCTCTCCAATCGGATCCTGCGCGGTACGGCGGCGGCTGCACTGGAGGGGTTGCCTCACGGGCGTATCCCGTACGGCTACAAGCGGCGGTATGACGAGCGCACCCGGAAGTTCATCGCGCAGGAGATCGAGCCCAAGGAAGCCGAGGCGGTACTCGAGCTGTTCGAGCGCATCGACAAAGGCGACTCGCTCTACCGAGTCGCGGCGGACTTCAAGGCGCGCGGCGTCGAAAAGCGCAGCGGCGGCGCCTTCACTCAGCAGCACCTTCGGACATGGCTCGGCAACCCGGCCTACATCGCCGAGCGTGTACACGACGTAAATCGGCGCGGTGGGAACCGGGTGTCTCCGAAGGCGGTTCGCACGCCGGGAGCGTGGCCCGCGATCGTTGACCCCGACTTGTTCAAGCGGGTACAGCGCCGGCTCGATGACCCCGCTCGCTCGAAGACCCGGGACAGCACGGTGAAGCACATGTTCTCCGGCATCGCGCTCTGTGGGATCTGTAAAGCCGTGTGCCGGGTCCGCCCGCGCTCCTCCGGATCCGGCTTCATGTACGCGTGCTCCTCGTCGAGCGGCTGCGCGCGGGCACCGAAGGGCGAACTTGAGGACTTCGCTCAGGAGGTGGTGCTTGGGTATATGGCTCGGCCGGAGAACTACGCCTGCTTGGAGCAGCCGGGGGAGGACCCGACAGCCGAGTTGGCCAAGCTCGCGACCGAGCTGGAAGAGGCAGACGGCGATCTCCGGGAACTGCGCGCCGACTGGGACGCGGGACGGATCCGGCCGGCGAGCTTCGCGCGGGCTGAGTCGGCGGCTGAAGATCGCCTCGATGAGCTGACCGCGCGAGAGGCAGCGTTGCGGGCTCCAGTGGCTCCTGACGGGCTCGTCGCGCCTGGGCCGGATGTAGCTGCACGGTGGAAGGCGGCTGACCTCACGGCGAAGCGGGCGACGCTGCGCGCGGTCCTGGTGCCCCGCCTCATCGGCGAGCTGCGCGTGTACCCGGTCGGACCCGGGAACCGCAAGGTGACGCCGCCGATCGAGAACCGTGTGAAGTTCGTCGACGAGGAAGGGCTCGATAAGTCCGCAGTCACCGATTAAGCCCCGGCCGCGCAGGCGACCACTCGCCAAACCCCCGTTCTCGGTTCACGAGGTCGGGGGTTTCTTATGTCCCACCTGACGTGGCTGGACGCCTGGGGATGAGCGCCGCAAGACCTCGACCCAGTCCTACTGGCCTGTAGGCACGGCCGAGTAATTGCTCGATTTCCCTGACCGCTTGATCGTGGTAGCGGTCCGGCAGCTCGAACAAGACGTGTTCAACGGTCGCTGCAAGGTTGCGGGCTGCGTCGGCCTTCTCTTGCAAGCCGTCGACCATGGATCGGTCATGTCCGTTCGCCCGGGCGGCGTCCAGGCGGTCCTCAAGTTCGCGCAGTTTTTGGTGAGCATCCGCAACCTGGGGGACTACGAATTGCATCCGCTGCTCGACCTCGGCCCGCTCGCGCTCCATGATGACCCCAAGCACTGAATCCCGAAGGCTGTACAGATCCGGGAGGTCAAGCCGCCCCAGCGCTTCAGTGTCTAGGAGTTGACTCCTCGGCACGTCATCGCGTTCAGGTCGGTCCGCCGGTTGAACTGGTTGGGTCGAGTTGTGCTCATGTCGCTCCGCGATGGCGTCGGCCATCTGCTCGAACTTCAGCATCGCGTCGTCGCTGACCAAGGCGTCGGTTATTGCGCCCTCGGGTAGGCCCAAGTAGGCCTCAACCTTCTTTTTCGTGGGTCCATAGATCCCCTGGCCGCGTTCGACCCGCCGCCATGTCACTGGAGAAACCTTCGCGCCGCGCGCAGCTGCGTCAATCGAGACGCCGAGGGCGGCACGTGCCGCCCGAATCACGTCACCGAGGCGGTGATGCAGGTCATCCAGGTTGTCCACAGGCTCATTGTCGCAGCCCCTACAGGTATGCACAACCTTAACCGAACCTAAGCGGCTTGACCTGGCATTATGGCTAAACCTGGCGGATTGGTGACTGAACAGGTTGTCCCCAGATCCGTCCCCAGATCTGTGGATAAAGCTCGAACATGTGTTCTTACATGGATGTTTTTATGCAGATAGACGGCGTGCCGCTTGTACGGATCACCTCGGCTGCGCGTAGGGTCACTCTCGTGCAGACAGCGCGGCACGTGACAGAACCTGTTGAACAGGTTTGCTGAAAGAAAAGGATCTTCTAAATGAGCGATAGACCCGAAGGCGAAGCCGCAGACCGGGTGCGGCACGTCGATCACATCGCCGACAGTTGGGGGTGCGCGCCGCGCACCGTCCGCGGCTTCATCCAGCGCGGCGAGCTACGCGGCATTAAGGCAGGGAAGAGGTTCTTAGTTCTTGAGAGCGAGTGCGCTCGGTTTCTCCGCGAAGGACCTGCGGTGCCTGCTCAGGCGACATCTTGACCTCGCGCGAGGAATCCATCCGGCGCATCATCACCGCGGCCGGTCCGCTGGATGGGGTGGCGCGTCACCGCGTGCGGCAGCTGCTTCCGCCCGTCACGCGTCCGGCGCCGAAGCCCAAGAACACCCGGCCCCGCGACACCCGCGCCGGGACCCGCCGGAGCGCGAAATGACCAACAGCCCCACGAAAACGACGACGCCCGGTTGCACCCGGACGCCGTCAGTGGAACACCAATCCCTAGGAGAGATCATGCCCACCAAAAAGGGTACCCCGTCCGGCCCGAAATGGCTCCGTGACTCCGGCTCGGTGCCGTGCCCGCCCTGGTGCATCGGCGGCCACCGGAAGGACTGCGAGCCTGACGACCGGAACCACCTCTCGAGGTGGCAGCAGACCATGCGCCCCATGCTGATGGATACGAAGGTATTCAGGAAGCGCCAGGACGGCTCCGGCCTCTGGGACAACTTCGCCTGGGAGCTCGAGGTCTACGTGCATCAGCAGTGGCGCGAGATCGAGCCCTCGATCCGGATCGCGCCTGACTTGGCGGATTCTCCGATCGGGGAGGGCCTGAAGCTGACCGTCGCCGAGGCGATCAAGCTCCGCGGCGCGCTCGACAAGGCGATCCTGCTGGCACGCGGCGGTGTGGCATGAACTCCATCACCGGCCTCCTGGCCGTCGCCGGGAGCTTGTCCGGCGTCGCGGCGATGGCCTTTGTCGCCGGCGCGCGCTCCGAGCGTCGCCGGAACACCGCCATGATTCGGCGTGCGTTCGCCGAGTATCGGGCGCAGGGCTCGGTTACCGATCGCCTGGAGCCCGACGCCTTCGCGGAGGGCATTCGTGACGCCCACGCCGAAATGCTGCGGCGCACGGACGTCAATGGCCCTGCGGCGGTGGACCATGGCTGAGCACGAAACCCCGGTCTACACGGTCAGCAGGGTTGCGAACATCGTGACCGCGCTCCTGGCCACCGTCCGAACCGGACAGTGCGGACTCGACGAGGCCGAAGCGCGGATCCTGTCCGCGCTATCCAACTACCAGGATCAGCAGCGGGCGATGGCCGCGATCCGCGACGCCGAGGTCACTGCCAACACCGAGGGCAAGGTGACTGCCGATCCGGCAGCGACCTCGGCGAAGGCGGCCCGCCTCGTCGAGCCCAGGACCGGCACCCAGCGCGCCAAGATCCTGACGTGGCTCGTCGAGCACAACGGCGCCACCGACTACCAGTTGTCCGTGAGCCTTGGCCTGCTGGATTCATCGACCAGGCCAAGGCGCGGCGAGCTGGTCGCCGCCGGGTACGTCCGGGACTCCGGCATCGTGCGCGAGCACTACGGCTCCCCATGGTCCCTCTGGGAAGCAACGCCGTCCGGCCATGACTGGTACATCCGTTCCTCCTCGAAGGAGACCACCTCGTGAAGCGCCCCGAGATCAACCTCAACCTCATCGTCTCCGACGGACCCCGTGTCGTCGACCTCGGAGATGGGGCCACCGACACCCACGCCTCGCCGTGCGCAGCGTGCGGGGGTGCCATCGTGCCTGGCGACCGCATCTCGAAGGTCTTCCGCCAGTGGCAGCACGACGCATGCTCGGTCGATTCGATCGCTGCCCTGCCCGCCCGTAAGGCGTGGCTGGCCCTTGCCTTGGACGCCGCCCGGAGTCCGCGCAGGTACGGCGTCGCCGCGCTGAAGACAATCCTCAAGGCCACGGTCGAGATCGCCCAGGGTGCGTGGGCCGAAGAGGACGACGCCTACGTCGAGGCGCTGAAGTACGCCTACGAGTTGCGTATCGCCGACGCCCTCGGCGAGTCGGTGGGCACGAACGACCCGGAGACGTTCGCCAGCCGGTGGGCGGCGTTCGACTGGTCCGACCCCGACACGGAGGAACGCCTCCCGCTGCCCGTGGCCTACGGCGCGATGTGGGCCGAGAGCACGACGACCGACCCCGCGTCGCTCGTTGCCGTGGACGGTGCCCAGTGACGGCCTTCAGCGACGTTGTGAGCGCGACGCCGTGGCGGACGGAGCTCCTTATCGCCACAGTCGACGGCGTCCGGATGTGGGCACTCTCCGACGGCGACGTGGAGATGGTCGTTCCTGATCACTTCTCGGTCGAGGACATCAGGGGCTTTCAGACGTGGCTCACCGACGACGACGCCGCTCGGCGAGCCGGTGTCTCCCGCCCGAACTACCTCGGCTACACGAACCCGTCATTGCCGCGAGTGCCGATCACCGCCGACGAAATGGCGTTCCTCGTGGGCTTCCCGCCGGACGGCGTGAACCTCCAGCAGATGCTCGACGACGCCCAGGACGGTGCCGAATGACGATCTTCATAACCGGCACCGTCCAGCTCACCCTGGCCGACTTGGCAGACCAGCAGGTGTCGAGCGATCTCCACGTGGAGATCGACCTCGGCGCCACCTGGCCCGACAACACCGACCTCGGCCGGTTGCGTCGACTCGCCTGGCGCCGTGAGGGCAACGTGTCGCTCGTCAGCGGCAATTCGGCCGCCCTCGGCTACGTCCTCGAGTACCTGCGCGAGCGCGCCGGGCTCGACCTGGAGACACCGGTGCCCTTGGTCCCGGTGCCCGTTCCTCCGCCGGCTCCGGGGTACGTGCCACGTGAGTAATGAGTCCCCAGTGGACTCCGCCGTACGGGCATCCTCGGCCGCGCTGGTGACTTCGGTCGCTGGCGTGGTCGCGGATGCCCGTGCTGAGGCGGAAAAGTGCCGCGACGACGACCTCACGTACGCAGAGATGATGGAGAACTACGTCGCGCTCGGCGAGCTCCTCGAAGCCCCGCCGGCGCCCGAGGTTCAGAACTACGAAGACGACTCCCGCGCCCTGATGACCCGGCTAATCCAACTTGAACATCCGATGGAGTTCCAGTGGCAGCAACGGTGGGCGCAGTGGTGCGTGAAGAACATGACCACGAAGGGGGTGACTGGATGACTTGGTTCAAGGTCGACGACACGTTGCACAGCCACAAAAAGTCAATGCGGGCGGGCGTCGAGGCGATGGGGCTGTGGGTGCTAGCGGGCTCCTGGGCGGCCGACCAACTGACGGATGGCTGGGTGCCCTCCTATGCGGCTCAGCGGATCGCCTCGAACGCCGAAGACCTCGCGGCCCGGCTGGTCAAGGCCGGTTTGTGGACGCCCGGCGAGCACGATGGCGAAGACGGTTGGTGGTACCACGAATGGGGCGAGCGGCAGCCGATGAAGGACGAGGTGATGGATCAGCGGCGCAAGCGCGCGGAGGCGGGGCGCCTTGGTGGGCAACGATCTGGCGCGGCCCGGCGAAGCAAAGCTGAAGCGACTTGCTCCACTTTGGACGAAGCAAGTGCTGAAGCAAGTGCTGAAGCTAATGGTCAAGCAAATGGTCAAGCAAAAACGAACCCCGTCCCGTCCCGTCCCGAAGGGATAAAAGACTTGTCCAACCATGGGTCGGACCAACGGTCTATCGGGGCCAAGTTCGACGAGTTCTGGTCCGCCTACCCGCGCCGTGAAGCGAAGAAGGGAGCTCGTGCCAAGTTCGCCGCCGCGGTGAAGGGCGGCACGACGGCAGACGATCTCATCGCCGCGGCTGTCCGCTACGCCGCGTACGTCGTCGCCGTCGGCCGGGAGCGCGAGAAGATCAAACTCCCCACGTCGTGGCTCAACCAGGGCTGCTGGGACGACGAGCTCGAAGCGACCGGCCTCCCGCCGAAGCTCGCTGGCGATCCGGCCGACTGGCTGCGCGGCCTATGGCACACCGCCGAAGTTGGCCCGATCGAGAAGGTCACTCGAATCAGGTACGAACGGCCAGACCTGCCCGTCGGCATCGACGACAAGGCCGCAGTCGAGATGTTCTTCCGCGACCACCGACGCGACTGGATCACCTCGCACCAAGCCGAAATCCTGTCCCAGCTCACCAAGGACGCCGCCGCATGAACGACCTGACCGTCAACCCGCCGAACCTCGCCGCGGAAGCCCTCGCGCAACTCAAGCCCACCGACGAGGAGAACTTCCTGGTTTCGTTGCTGACGACCATCACCACCCGCAACCTCCGTGATGAGGCACTCGCCCAGGTCGAGCCCGACGACTTCTCCGACGGCGCACTCGGCGGGCTCTGGACCGCGGCGCTCAAGCTCCAGTCCGACAACAAGCAGATCAACGCCCGCTCCCTGGCCGCCACCGCCGACACCCGCGGGCAGCTCGCCGAGATCACCCTGGCGCGCTTCACCAGCGTGGTGCCCAACCCGCGCGACTTCCCGCACGCCCTGGCCGAAGTCCTCCGCTGCAGCAGCCTCCGCAAGATCGTGCTCGCCACCATCACCATCCAGCAACGGACCATGGCCGCAGGGGACGGCTCCGAAGCGCTCGCGTGGGCGCACGACGAACTCGGCAAGCTCGACACCGCCGCCGACAAGCAGTCCAAGCACACCCACGACTTCCGGTCCCTCCTGACCGAACTCGACACGTCGCTACGCACCAAGGAGAACTTCAAGGTCGTACCGAGCCCGTGGGACGCGCTGAATGAACGCATCGCAGGGGGGCTGCACGCCGGAAGGATGTACATCATCGGTGCCCGACCTGGCGAGGGCAAGAGCATCGTCGCGCACCAGGCCGCCGAACACGCCGCCTCCCTCGGCCATCCCGCGGCGATCTTCTCCGTCGAGATGGGCGCCGCCGAGGTCGCCGGCCGGATCGTCGCCAACGGCGCATCGATCGAAATGGGCGAGATCTCCCGCCGTGACCTATCCGCGCGCAGCTGGCAGCAGTTCAGCGAATACCGCGAACGAGCGCAGGAATTCCCGCTGATCATCAACGACCGACCCGACCTCACGTTGGGCTACATCGCCGCTGAGTGCCGTGCACACAAGCGTCGAGGTGGCCTCGACGTGGTCGTCATCGACTACTTGCAGCTCGTCAAGGGCGAACGCAACGTCAGTCGAGAGCAGCAAGTGGCGGGCATTTCCAGAGGGCTCAAGCAGTTGTCGCGTGAGCTGGACATCGCCGTCGTCGTGCCCGCGCAGCTGAACCGCGGCCCCGCCGCCCGCGGCAAGGCGATGCTGTCCGACCTTCGCGAGTCCGGTGGCATCGAGGCCGACGCCGACGTGGTGCTGCTGCTCGCCCGCCAGGTGGACGAGAAGGACAACCCGACCGGCTTCCTCGGCATCAACCTCGCCAAAAACAGGCACGGCCGCATCGGCGAACTCGAACTGCCCTGGCGTCCGCACTATTCGCGAATCGGCTGATCCACCCACCCCACAACGAAAGGACCCCACCGTGGGATTACTCAACGACACGATCAAGTGCCCCGTGATCCGCCAAGACGGCGAACCCTGCTCCAAGGACAGCGGGCACGGGATGCCGTTCGCTGTGTGCCCTGCGCACGCCATCACGCTGTGGCGGCACATGAGCAAACTCGCCGGCGGGACCTCGCTCGCCACCCCGAAGGCCCGCAAAGCCGGGTAGCCCTGACGGGATCCCGTAACCATCTCGACCAGCTGAAGCCTTCGGCAAGGGGATAGCCACACCGGTTACCCCTTGCCACAAGGTGATTGCCGATTTCGCGTATGTTGACAACGGGCGTTGTCAACGTCTGGCTTTGGTGGGAGGCAGCAATGTCCGAGATTCTGGAACTCCTCGAGCACGTGGTGACCCGGCAGTCGGTGACTCGCCGGTTCCGGGTCGGGTCTACCGGTGGCGGCTTCGGCAGCGTCCCGCCGATCGACCTCGATGCGCTGGAGGCCAAGGATCGGCTGAAGGCCGCGGAGGCGTGGCATCGTGCGGACCTGGAGTTGGCCACCGAGCGGGCGCTGGAGCTCGTGGAGCGTCCGGCCAGGGTGCCGCTGGGTGCGTGCCCGGCGTGTGGCGAGAACGTGGCCGCCGAGTTCGACCGGGTCAGCACGCAGTGCGGAGGGTGCGGGGACTGGGTGCACGTCGCTGACGCGGTCGCCGCTGCCCGTGCGTACGTCGAGGCCACCTGGCTCACGCCGGCGGAGATCGAGGTCGAAACCCGATCCTGGGGCAGCCCGGTCCGCGCTGGCCGGGTCCGGCTGTGGCGCCATCGTGGCCAGATCAGCCCTGACGCCAACGGGCGGTACCGGCTCGCCGACGTGCTCTCCGAGCTTGACCGGCAGGCTGCTGTCACTGCATGACCGGCGCGGCATATGCCCCGAGAGTTGTATAAGCCGAAGTTTTCGATTACGTTTCACCAGTAGGCGGAGCTGTCTGCTCCGCAGGAACCCCCATCAGGCGCTCGGGCTTGGTGGGGGTTCCCTCATTTCTCCGGTTGAGCGCGAGCACGCACCCCTACCTCGTGTGCTCGCGCTCCCGGACCACTAACACCACAAGGGGGCTGCAGCGATGGCCGACAACCCCCAGTCCCACGGCAACCGCGCCGAGACCGCCGAGCGACGCGCCGAGGCGTACCGGCTCAAGCTCCGCGGCCTGTCCGACCGGGAAGCCGGCCTCCGGATGGGTGTCTCGCACACGACCATCCAGAACTGGACCAAGCAGGAAGCCGACGAGCGCGTGCTCCCCCTCGCTGACGAACTCCGCAAGGTCCAGCTCGAACGGCTCGGCGAGATGCGCCAGGCGGCGCTCGACGTGCTCGAGCGGATCCACTACGCCGTATCGCACGGCAAGGTCGTCGAGGCCCCAGGCCCGGACGGCGGCCCACTCGAAGACTCCGCTCCACGCCTGGCCGCCATCGACCGGCTCCTGCGGGTCGAGGAACGCATAGCGCGGCTGATGGGTCTCGACGCCCCGACCCGCTCGGAGATCGAAGCTCGCATCGAGCAGAAGCCCGACGAACTCCTGGCCAAGATCGCCGCTGCGCGCGCTGCGCAGGCCGCCAGCGAGGCAGAGCTGACGAGCGACTAACCGAGCTCCAGAATCGAGACTGGAGCACCAGGTGAGATCAAGAGAGACACCTTATTGAGGTCGCCTGCCTTCACGAGTGGTGTGGCCGCAAGCCAAAAACCGCCCTCCTTCAGTCCATTCAAGATCCGTTCCTTGGTCGCCTCTCCGCTTTCCGTCGAGTTGCGGTCATTGTCTGCTGAGTCTCGGACGCGGTAGAGCGTTTCGTCGCCGCCTACGCCGTATTTGATGAGCAACATGCCGGCTAGGTCGTTCGGCAATGTCCGTCCGTTTCGGTCCGAACATCACGATCGGGGGACAGCGTGAAGATCTTCGGGTGGCTTGCTGACCGGGACGGCTGCGGCTACTACCGGCTGATCCTGCCCGGCACCGAGCTGGCCAACCGCGGCCATGCGGTGTGGCTCGACGAGGCGTTGCCGCCGGAGATCAAGAGCGGCGAGATCGAAGTAGACGTGATCGTCGGGCAGCGTGTGTGTGAACCTTCGCCGAGTGCGGCATGGCAGGAGCTCGCTCGCGCCGGCCGGGCGAAGCTCGTCTACGAGCTCGACGACGACCTCTTCAACGTCGACCCAAGCAACCGTCAGGCGTGGGCGTTCTTCGAGAAGGGCGTGGCACGCCACGACGAGCACGACCTGATGACCGGTGAGCGGAAGACGACGGCCTACTTCGACGACAACCGGCGGCAACGGCTGATCGAGAACATCCGAGTCTCTGACGCAGTGACGGTGTCGACCGAGCCACTCGCCGAGATCGTGTCGCAGTGGAACTCCAACGTGCACCTGGTGCCGAACCAGATCCCCGGGTGGCTGCTCGATCACGGACTTACCCGCGGCCCACTGCTCACGGTCGGCTGGCGCGGAGGCCCATCGCACGCCCGGGACTTCGGCGAGCTGGCCGCGCCACTCCGGCGGTTCCTTCAGCATCCGGGCAACCGGGACCGCGTCGAGTTCCACTCGCTGGGTGCGGACTACACGGGCCGGGTGGCTGGCCGCTACGGCAGCACGCGGCACACCGAATGGGCGGACAGCGTAGACAGCTTCCTTCGCCTGGTCGACTTCGACATCGGCGTGATTCCCCTACTTCCGTCGACGTTCAACGAGTCCAAGTCGGACCTCGCGCTGCTGGAGATGAGCGCGCTCGGCATCCCGTCGATCACCTCCGACACCGGTCCTTACGCCACCCGACACGGTGGGCCGAACATCGCCTGCTCAACGCCTGCGCAGTGGACGGCTGCCCTGCGGGAACTCGCCGAGAACTCGGAGTACCGCGTGCAGCTCGGCAAGCAGGCCCGCGAGTGGGCGACGACTCGGACTGTCCAAGGCAACGCATGGCGATGGGAAGAGGCATACCGATGACGAAGGCCAAGACGTACCGCAAGAAGCCCGTCGAGATCCAAGCCGTGCAGTGGTTCAAGATCGGCGACGAGGGCAACAGCGGGTCGGTCGGCTACTACATCGACCCGAAGGGCGTCAACGACCGGCCCTGCCAGCACTGCGGAAACGAACTCCAAGCCCACGGCTGGGTCGACACGCTCGAAGGCGGACACATCGTCTGCCCCGGCGACTTCATCATCACCGGCGTCAAGGGCGAGCGCTACCCGTGCAAGCCGGACATCTTCGAGGCCACCTACGAGCCGGTCTCGTGACCCTTTCGATCATCGTCCCGTGGCGCTCCGACCACGGTCACCGCGAGCGGGTGTGGAACTACCTCCGGCCGCAGTGGGAAGCCCTCGGCCACGAGCTGATCGTCCAGGACGACCCCGAACCGGGGACCTGGTCGACAGCCCGAGCACTCCGCGCCGCCGTCCCGAAGACGACGGGCGATGTGATCGTGGCGTACGGCGCCGATCACCTGCCCGACCCGGATGTCCTCGACACCGCGGTGAAGCTGATGGACACGCACGCCTGGTGCTACACCTACGCCGACGTGGCGTACGCGACCGAGGCTTCCACGGCTGCGCTGCTGGCCGGTGACATCACCGAGGACCAGCTGACGTGGGGGCACTACTCCGGCCGCTGTGTCGGCATGTGGGCCTGGCGACGGTCCACGTGGGACGAGACGGGCGGTGTCGACCCGCGCTTCGTGGGCTGGGGCTACGGCGACGACGCCTGGAACGACGTACTGGAGACCGTGTACGGGCCGAGCTCCGCGCGCCCCGGCAACGTTCTCCGCGAACTCTGGCACCCGGACGGCGAACGCGATGCGTCGCAGGCGAACCCGAACCACGGCCTCTACTACACCGAGTACGCCCCGTACCGCGGCAACCGCGAGTACATGCTGGCCATGAAGGAGCAGTGGACGTGAAGCACGACATCACGGTGGTGATCCCGAGCATCCCGCCGCGCGCGAAGATGCTCCGGCGCGCGCTGCACTCGGTGACCCTCCAGTCCCTCCAGCCGGCGGCCGTGATCGTCGAGCTCGACCACGACCACACCGGAGCCGCGGCCACCCGGCAACGCGGCCTGTCCAAAGTAGACACCGAGTTCGTCGCGTTCATGGATGACGACGACGTGCTGTTGCCCGGCCACCTGGAGACGCTGCGGGCCGGGATCGACGAGCACCAGGCCGACTACACCTTCAGCTACTTCACGATCCAGGACGGCGCTGGCCGGCTACGACCGGACATCGACCCGCTCGGCCACTTCGGCAGACGGTTCGACCCGGACAGCCCCACGCAGACCACGATCACCCTGCTAGCCCGCACGAAGCTCGCGCAGGCCGTCGGGTTCCGTGAGCCGCCGGCGGGCGCCTCGATCGGCGGCGAGTGCTACGGCGAGGACTTCCAGTTCACCGTCGAGATGGTGGCCGCTGGCGCGCACGTCGTCCACATCCCCGAGCGCACATGGTTGTGGTCGCACCACGGGCTGAACACCAGCGGGCGGCCGGACAGGTGGTGAGCGGAGGTCCCCGTGGCCTTCGACCTTCACGCCTACCTCGCGTCGCTCGACCCGGAACTGCTCGCCGACTCTGAGGGCCGGCGGATCCTGACCCGGCTCGACCCGCTGCTGTTCGCGTTGACGTACCTGCCGCACCACCTGCGCGGCACCGAGACCGGCGACGTGATCTCCTTCAGCGAAGCCCATCTGGACTGGTGCGAGCTGGCGAAGCGGTACATCCGGCCGATCAGCTCCGGCGAGCCCGGCGACATGCGGGACGCGATCATCGCGCCGCGTGGGCTGGGAAAAAGTACCTGGTGGTTCAGCCTCATCCCGCTGTGGCTCGCCGCGCACGGGCACCGCATGTTCATCGCGGCGTTCGCCAACAGCGCCACACAGGCAACGGATCACCTGGGCACGTTCAAGCGTGAGCTTGAGAACAACGACTTGCTGCGGCAGGACTTCCCCGATCTTGTGACCGCGGCTCGGCGGCCAACAGGCGTGTCGGTGTCGGACTCGCAGAGCATGTATGTCGCCGCGTCAGGGTTCGTGTTCGCTGCCCGCGGTATCGACTCCTCGGTGCTGGGTTTGAAGATCGGCACCAAGCGGCCGGATCACATCGTGCTGGACGACTGTGAGGGCACCGAGGGGAACTACTCGCCGACTCAGAAAGAGTCGCGCCTGAAGACCCTGGTGTCCGGCATCCTGCCGATGAACAACAAGGCGTCGGTGACGATGGCCGGGACGGTCGCTATCCCGGGCGCGATCATCGACGACATCGCCGCGAAGCAGCGCGGTGAGAATTATCCGGAGTGGGTGGACGACGAGGGCTTCGTTCCCCGCTACTACGACGTGATCCAGACCGACGACGAAGGCACCGAGCGCAGCTTGTGGCCTGAGCGCTGGTCGATGGCGTGGATCAACCTCAAGCGGCACATGCGGTCGTTCATGTCGCAGATGCGCAACGACCCGATGGCCGCCGACTCCGCGTTCTGGCGCGGCGAGGACTTCGCCTACCGCACGGACCTTCAGATCACGCACCAAATCCTCAGCATCGACCCGGCCGTGACGACCAAGGCGAAGAGCGACTACACCGCGCTGGCCGTGATCGCGTTCAGCCGCCCGGCGAACGCCTGTCTCGTGCGCGACGCGTGGCAGGTCAAGATCGCGCCCGGGGAGCGGCTCCGTGATCGCGTGCTTCAGATCCTCGACGCCTACCCGGACATCGTCGCCGTTGTCGTCGAGACCAACCAGGGCGGCGACACCTGGAAAGCGATCCTGCACGACCTGCCGGTGAGGGTGGACACGGTCCACCAGGACGTGCCGAAGGAAGTGCGCGCGGGCTCGCTGCTCGCGAAGTACCAGCGGGGTCGGGTGTTCCACGAGAAGCGCATCCCGCAACTCGAAGCGCAGATGATCAAGTTCCCGCTCGCCGAGCACGACGACCTGGTGGACGCAGTCGGTACCGGCGTCGAGGCCTTCCTCAAGAACGACACACCGAAGCGCACAGCGGGAGCCCGTGAGGCCGCCGCATAAGGGGGCGACATGACCGACCTGGGCGACGCTCTCGACGCGATGACCAAGGCAGCACCGGGCTACGGCAAGGCCGTGGCCTATTCGGACGGACCGGTGACCGAGCAGTTCGCGTCACGGCGGATCCGGCGCCTGTTGCGCGGCATGGGTGGGGCCTTCCAGACGGTCCTCGGCTACGTCGTCATCGACGCGGTCGCGGACAAGCTGACGATCACCGCCATCACGTCCGACACCGACGCGCGTACGGCGAAGCTCGCCGCGTTCGACGAAGACAACAACATGCAGTTGGTGCGGCCGGAGATCATGCGCCGCGCGCTGCAGCAGGGTGACAGCTACCTGAGTGCCTGGCCGATGCTCGACGCCAACGGCGACGTGATCCGCGGCAAGGCTCGTGTCGACGTGCACGACGCCCGCACCGCTCGGGTCATGTACGACCCGGAGAACCCGACGGTGCCGAAGTTCGGCATCCAGCGCTGGCAGTTCGGCAAGCGGATCCGGGTGGACCTGCTGTACCTGGACCGGATCGAGCGCTTCATCTCCCGCAAGGACACCAGCGGCTCGACCGACTCGGACTTCGAGCCGTACACAGAGGACGGCCGCGACGCGGAGGAACCGAACCCGTACGGCAAGATCCCGCTGTTCCACTTCCACGGGACCGGGTTGCCGGGGGAGTACGGCACGCCGGAGCACAAGCCGTTCTACGGCACGCAAGACACGCTGATCAAGCTCAAGGCCACCCACATGGCCGGTGTGGACTTCCATGGTCTGCCGCAGCGTGTGGCGCTGCGCGACGCGGGCGTCAAGGCGTCCAGTCCGTCCGACCTCGACGCCGACGATTACGAGATCTCACCCGACGGCCAGAGCACACAGACGGCATCTGGCAGGGATCCGGCATCCACGTTGTCGTCGGAACCGGGCTCGACGTGGGACCTGGCGGGCTACAAGAGCGTCATCCAGCTCGACCCGGCCGACCCGAGCGTGTTCCTCGACCCGGCCGCCGCGTACCTCAAAGAGGGCGCGCTGGCCAGCAAGACGCCGCTGCACCTGTTCGACCGGACGGGACAGATCCCGAGCGGCGAGAGCCTGAAGACGGCGAATGACCCGTTGGACAGTAAGACCGGCAAGCGCTTGATGTCGTTCAACCCGCAGCTGAAGTCGTTCTACCGCTTCGTGCTGCGGCTGCTCGACGAGGACGACGCTCCGGTGTCGCTCACGTGGGCGCCGGTCGAGTCGACCGACGAAACCACGAAGCTCGCGCAGGCCAAGACGAAGCAGGAGATCGGGGTGCCGGTCGATCAGACGCTCGTCGAGGTCGGCTACACCGACACCGAGGTCCAGGAGTGGCTGGATAGCGGCGACGGCGGGCTACCCGCGAAGGTCACTCTCCTCGCCCAGCTCGGTGACGCCGTGGCTTCCTTCTCCACTGCGGTTGCTGCCGGTCTTCTCGACAAGTCCACCGTGCAGACGGTGATCACGAAGATGATCGGGGACCTCGATGGCGGACCCGACTAGTCAGATCGCTGCCCACGACGCGGCCGCGCAGGCACTCGAAGACGCTGCGGTGTCCGCCGCCACGACCGCGCTGAGCACCGCGCTGCAGGGCGTGAACCGGTGGCTGGTCGGTGCGTGGGGCCGGGCGGTAGGGAAGCCGTCAGCGAAGGCACAGGACGCGATCCTGCGGGACCTGCTCGACGAGCTGGCGTTCCGCATCACCGGGATTGCCCTCGACCCCGCGGACTCGTTGCTGTCGCACGCACAGCGCGCTCGGCTGCTCGGGCACGATCAGGGTTTCGCCGAGATCAGCCAGCGCCCCGTCCGGCTCGACGAGGAACTGCTGCCCTCCACTCGAGCGGCGATCGAGCACGGCGTGGCCACTGCCCGCGAAGCGCTCGACGACGCGGCACAGGCGGTGCGGGAGCTACCCGACGGCGACTTGCGCGCCGTGGAGCAACGTGTCGCTGCCACCGCACGGGCGACGCAAGTCCTGGAGCGCACGGCACGCACGACGTTCAACGCCGAGCTGAACGAAGGCTTGGCCGCGGTCGCCGTGCACGCCGGCGCCCGGCTGGTGTGGGTCGCCGAGCGCGACGCATGCGTGACGTGCCTGGCGCTCTCCGGCCACGTCGTCAACCCGGGGCAGCCCTTTGACTGGCGGCTGACGTTCGGAGCGA